CGTGGTTGGCCTTGTGGCTGGGGCATATCCACAGTCCGGTTTTGTCCTGATCCAGATACTCCGCGCAGAGCTGGGCGGCCCAGTTCCGGGTTGTCTCCGAATGCATCCGCCAGGCCCCGGGGTCGGTCTGAGCGATCTCCAGCTTGGCGCTCAGATTGTCCTTGTAGTGGTTGACATCCAGGTTCAGGCACTGCACCCCGCCGGGGATGGGCCTGGATGTCCCTGGGTAGGTATCGATCTTGGACCACTTCTTGGGTTGGGCCAAGCGGCCCTTGCCGCCCCGGATGGGGATGACCTTGCCCCGGTGGATACGGCAGAAATCATACACCTCTTTGGTTTTATGCCCCATGGCGTCGATGGCCGCGCACTGCACAGTCAGCTCCCGGCCGGCCATGTCCTCATACACATCCTCGAACAACACCTGGCGCAATCCGTCAAAAGCAGGGTGGTAGGGATACTGCCGCTCGTCCTGGCTGTCCGTTCGGCTCCAATCCACTGCCAAAAACCCCTCCCGCACCTGCCAGGAATCCTCGGACCAGCCACAGGCAAAGGCCCGGATTTCGTACCAAAACCCGTTGTCCTGGGTATCCACTCCGGCCAAAAGTACATCCGCCTCAGCCGGGACCAGCCCCCTGGGCCGCTCGTCCTTGAGGGCCAGGATGGAATCCTCCTCCCTCTGCACCTCGTACTCCATCCACGGCTCGGCCTTGATGGAGTTGAGAAAATTGCGCAGGGCCTCGTGATTCTTGGTGGATCTGAGGAATGTCCCCGCGCACTCGGACAGAGACACAAAAGATGACAGCCAGGCCGGGATATGAAACCCGATCCGGGCCGGCCGGGAGTGCTGCAGCTCGTGGACCAGCTCCCGGCCGCTGGAGGCCTCCACCCAGGTGCCCATGCGCACGGCCCGGTCCCGCTGCGTATCGTCCCACCGGCTCCCGCAATGCGGGCACTGGTACCAGGCCATCCGCTCGGTCTCGATTGTATTAGGATCCCGCTCCCCGTCCGGCCATTTGATCCCGCCCTGGGACTCCCGCTCCCCGAACTCCATCAACTGCAGCATAAAACAGTCCGGACACTTGACCTTGTAATGGAAAACCACCTGGGCAGACAACAGGGACTGCCAGATCGGCCCATGCTCCCAGGTCGGAGTGGACAACTTGATGATTTTCTTGTCCTGGGGATAGGTCCGGGTCCGCAGCACACCCAAGTTGATAGGATCGGTTTCTTTCTTGAGCGACTCCGGATACTTGTCCACCTCATCAAAAATCACATATCTTTTTGGCTTGGTGGCCAATCTGGCCACAGATGTGGCCCAGGCCATATGGATGACCATATGCTCCAGACTCATGCGCAGGGTGGTCAGATCCCGGGCCGCCGAGGTCTGATACTGTCGCAGCCGGGGCGAGTCCTGGAACATGGGCTTTATCCGCTCGTCCAGCTCATCCCGGGCCGTCTGCTCGTCCGCGAAAACCACCAAAGCCGGGCCCGGATCCCGGTCCACCATATAACCCAAGCAATTATAAACCGCCTCGGTATTATGTGTTGGGATCATCGATTTGCCTGCCAGATACAGATGGCTTGGTGAGTTTACGGCGATGCACTTAACAGGGACAGAACATACCTTTTCAACTTTTACAATTCGCCGTCGTTTTGTTTCTGTTGGTCGAAATCCATGTGTGTTGATATCGCGTAATTTATTCTTTTTTCTTTTTAGTCGAAAAACAGGAGTGCTGGAATAAGCAAGAAATCGGACCAAATAAACATTATATCCTTTTCCTGGCCCTGTTTTTTTATTTTTAAAGGTTGGTTTTAGCCCAATGGATACAGCCAGCTCAAAGACGCCTTCGGCCAAATCAATGACTGTACTGCTAAATTCACAATGCCCATTATTAGCTATGGTTCCATCAGTATCCATCAAGCCCTGGAGCAAAGCGAGCCTTTGCTCGTATGATGAACGTAGATATACATCTGGTATATATTTTGCCTTTTTTACGTTTCTTTCCTTTAATAGACCCAAATTCCTAAGCCTTTTTGATAAGCTTTCATATTTATTTTCTATTTTTGGATCAACATTTTTTCCATACATATGATACATTGCAATCTGCCTATGACACTCACGGCAAACCCCTTGCGTATTCCGTCCATGAAAAAACGTATCATGTCCTCTCTTACAAAATTTCGGCTTACGATCGAAAGGATCGATCATAATATTATATGTATTTAAGTTTCGCTTTTCTATTTGCCGAACGATTATTTCATGCCCAGACTCTCGCAAATAGTCAGCTATTTCCAAGTCATCAACATGACAGGTAATTTGGGATGAATAGGAGTTCCCATCCCCAAGCCAAACACCAAGAAGATATGGATCAATAGGAAGGCTTTTTTCACTTAAAGCAATTGGATTTGCTACTGGGATAGCATATCTATTTCTATTTGCTTTTTTTTCTTGAGAATCTTTATATGTTTGATATATTTTATAAGTATCTATAACTTTGTTTTCAGGCTTAGCTCTTTTGTATTCATCAACCACACTCCATTTATGATCAGCATCTGCAATTATTTGACTTCCATCTGAAAACGAAATCTTGTAACATTCCTTATTGTATTGAACATCGGTAGCCAATGTAACCTGACAAACATTTCCTTGCTCATCGAAAACCTCTTCTCCGGGAACAATATCCCGCATCAGTTTATATCCCCTGGGAGTAGGTATTGGCGTACGAATGTCTAAGGCCTTGCCGGTCTGGGGCGTAGCGCAGATAGTCACATCCCGCACCGAGCCAAACCCAATGGCATCCATCACACCGGCCAGATAGGGCGTGACCGCATTGGACCACTGCCCCTCCCGGGACGATATCCGCACCCACCGGTGCCGCTCCGCCCACTGCGAAATCGGTATCTTGGGTCTCTTCCTAAGCACCCTCTGCTCAGCCTTGGAAAACCGGGTCACATGCTCCTGCCCCCGCACCATCTCCCGCACATCATCCGGCAACCACCCAGCATCCACCGGCACCCGATAGCAGGGCAGGGCAGGGGCCACCCCTGGCAGGACGGCTTGAGTCAACTCTCGACCTCCGTAATTTTAGGCCCCATTCTCACTCCAACCCCATCCGGTACCTCTGACAGCTCAAACCAAAAATCATAAATCCACTCTGGGATATCCTCAGACAACTCATCTTCACACATCACATCTTCTAAGACATCGATATGATATTTTTTCATGACATCAATCCCTATTTGCTTTTATCCGCATATCCATACACAACGATCGAGCTTGCCTCCTCGTCATATTTGTAAATATATCTATTTATATCTAAACCAAAATCTTCTTTTAAGTTTTCCCATGTTTGCCATTTTTCTTTCATGGTTTCTTGAAGCATTCTATTTGCAGCAACCTCCTTTGCCTTGCTTTCTTTGAACCGCTCAGCATATTCCTTTGGCAAATCCGAAACTACTGTTTGGCCGATTCTAAACATAAATCCTCCACATGCTTTCTTTTGTCATTCTGAGTGAGTCCCCGAGCGAAGAATCTCTATCTTTCTCTTCCTGACCTCTGACCTCTGACCTCTGGCTTCCTCCCAGCATTCCAGCATCCCAGCATCCCAGCATTCCAGCATTCCAGCATCTCTTTCTATCCCAGCATCCCAGCATTTCTTTCAGCTGTCCTCAGCATCTTCAAAAACCACCTGAAACCGATCCATGCGGCAAAACTCGTTCATGACCTCGTCCAGCACATCCATGATAAGGCCCACCACCTCCGGGACCTGCTCCGGGCGGCCCCCGGCCATATGCACCAGCTCCCGCCCCCGCTCCTTGATCCTTGTCCGCAATCCCGAGTCCAAAACCGCCGCCCTGGAAGCCAGCTCCAGAGCCAGCTGATCCCTGGGCAGGTACTTGCCCTGGCTCAGGTCGTACTCGAAAGCCCGCTTTTTGTTCTCCCATTCCAGCTTTTCGATCTCTTTCCTTTTTTTCACCTCCTCCAGGTCGGCCTCCTCCACGGACATCTCCGTGGATCGAGACAAAGGGACCAAGCCCTCGTTTTTGACGTACCGCTTGAGCTCATCCACCGGCACGCTGCCGTCATTACGCAGCCGCACCTTTTTGCTTTTCACATCCGCATAGAACTTGGACTTGCCGATCTTGTATCCCCGGCTTTTGAGCCACTCCACAGCCTCCAGCCTGTTTTTGAGCACCTCCCCCTGGACCGGCTCCATATACAAGGACCACAACCGGTCCATGCACTCCTGCAGCCCCTCCCTGGCCGCATCCCAATCCCGTTTGCGCTGGGCAGTAGGCTCCTGCTGATATAGCTTGAGGCACTGGATCTGGGCATTGTGCAGGACCTTGAGCTCAGCCGCCTCAGACTGGGAGCAGACCTCCAGGAGCTGGGAGAGGGTATCGGATTGATCACTCATAATTTTTTTAAAAAAATTTTAAGATTTCTTGCTTGACCCTATTGACACCAATGACACTATGCTGTATCTTATACTCAACAAGGACAAGATAGACCACTCAGGAGGACAAGATGAGATATTACAACCCGCCCCACCAAGTAAGAGACCAGGAGATGCTGGACGCCATGATCCAGACCCTGGAGTCTGGAGGCGATCTGCCCCCGGTAGTTGTCCTTGGTGATGACGCTCTGACCGGCAGTCACCGCCTGGCCGCCTGGGAGGCTTGCCAGATGGAGGCTGAGGTGGTCGAGATCGAGGATGAGGATTACGTGGCAGCCATGGAGCATCTGGGACTTGACCCCATATACGACGATCCCACAGACATGAACGAGCTGTGCGCGGCTTTGTATCAAGTGGTCGAGGACGAGGATGTCCGGACCGCCCTGGCCGACCAAATACACTAGGAGGGACTATGACCGACCGCATCACCTTACGATACCCGGCCGAGCTCCGCCGCCAGATCAAGGTCGCAGCGGCCGAGCAGGACCAATCCATGAACGCCTGGATCGTGGAGGCGATCCGGGACAAACTGGACAGGAGGGCAGATATGAAAAAGATCATAGACGAGAACGGACGCGTTGGAGTCGTCACTCTGGAGAGGGAGGACGGGGTCTTTGCCAAGCCCGAGGGCACTCCGGACCATGTAGACTCCGGCCCCATCGTTGGCGTAACCGGTAAGGCCATCACCAGCACCAAATGGCATGCCAAACCGGACGGCTCCCTGCGCGGGCTGTGGTACGACTC